ACAAGTTTAGTTCGTGTTTTTTCAGACCTAAGTTTCTTAGCAACAATTGGCGCACCTAACATCTTAGCCCCTAAACTGGCAGGAGACTTTGAAAGCAGGGGTAAAATGTCCATATTCATTTGCCCTGTTTCCGGGTTTTGCATTAACTTTAAACCCTTGGTATTCATATCAACAAGATTAACATAATCTCTTAAAGCGTTCCTTATTACAGGGTTAGGAAATAAGGCTTCAAACTGTTTATTACCCAATGAATTTTTGCTTAATAAAGTCTTAAGCTTCAATGGATTTAATACATTGTTCTCATCCATTGCGCGCTGCAAATACCCATATCCTAGCAAGTTTTTATCTTCCATAGGTAACTTATCAGTAAGCTTTTTAATCAAATTAGCTCTATCTGTAGATTTACCCGTTTTAACAAACGATTGAATCAAAGTTTCTGGATCAGCATTGCTTCCCAAATGTTTATAAATTTGCTTATCAAGAAACGGTGAAAACTTCTTGGCATAATTATCTTCGGCAGCTTTGTAAGCTTTCTTTAGCGGCTCATGCCCTGATTTCTCAATAGCCCCTTCAATATCACCTTTTAAAGTACGCGCTAAATCTCCAAATACACCAGCCAAATGACGGTCTGATGGATGAGAAGATGCCCCGTGTTGTTGGGAAAGTTGGTTTAATTTTCCTTTGAGAAGATTGGCTTCTTCAAGACTTGGCCTTGTCACCTTGGTTTCGTTCAATAATGGCTTACCAAATTTATCAACGAGCTTTCCGGTAGTCGTTTCAGTCTTAACAGGCTCTTTGTAACCACTCAATTTTCTTAGAAGGCTCTGCATATCAGGTTCGTATTTAAGAATATTAGTGTCTTCAATGGCGTTTTTATGCTTTTTCACTTTCTCAGCAAAGCCGGGCAAATCCAATTCAAGCCCTACTTCATCAGCTAATTTATTAACACCTTTGTAATGTGCGTTCTTTTCTCCTTGATGGGATTTAAAAGACTCTTTTAAGGCGTCACTTAAATGTTTATCTAAATTCTCAATATTACTTTTTCCTGCCAATTGGTCAATTAAGCTATGACCACGGGTAATAATATTACCCGCATTCTTTTGCATGGCTTCATTAACCCCTGAGAAGGGTATTTTTGACAGAATGTTTTCATTAAGACGCTTAAGCATTGGGTTGCCAATAACATCACCAAGACCCGTTTCGGTTCCTTGGGTGATTCTTAAGTTATTTTTAAGCTCTTCGGGCGTAAGGTTTCCACGCAAGGCGTTCTTTGGTCTGAGTTTCCCAAGGGTTCCCACTGCTTTTCCCGCAGGAATCAGGGAAGGCGCATTGCGAACCGCACCGCGAATTAGTTTTTCACCTTCAAATTCAGGTTTATCAAATAATTGATTGATGGCCTCTGTAGTATCAGGCGTAATCTTATTCAAAAAGTTTGGTACAGCCTTGGGCAAAAGATGGAGTCTTTTGTTTGCATACTCTGCCAATCCTACAGGAATGTGATTGATATTATTAATGGCTTCTTGGCTTCCTGCCAAAGCTTGCATTGCAGCATGTGCCTTATGGTTTTTGGCAATATCCAAAAGACCCGGAACTTCTGTTTTTGCGCTTTCATAAAGTTCAGGGATTTTTTGTATGCCATGCCAAGCACCCATTCCCAAATCTTTTGCGACACGGAAAGGAGCATACGCTAGCGATTTAAGAACGCCTTCATCTTCTTCGGGTGTCTCACCTTCGATTTCCCATTCAGATGTATTAGGCTTTCCACGCATCTTTTTTGATGGTGCGCTGCTTGTTGCTAGTTCCCAATCAGACATTTGGTACTCCTAATTCTCTGGCCTTGTTTAAGGTAACAGTAATTGAGACACCCGTTTTCTTATTTTTAAGTGTAACTTTAGGCTGCGTAAGCTCTTTGACTTGTTGGCCAATTGCTTTTGTATCAACCATTTTGTTAGCTTGTTTTACTGCATCACCCAAGTTCATATGTTTATCTTGCATTAAATCAAGAATGATGTCGTTCTTTTTCTGTCCAATCTCTTTTAATGCTTTCAATGCTGTGAGTTTTCCGCGAGCAGAAGCAACCGTGTCATTTTCATTAGGCTTAAGTTGATCAGCATAATCAAATTCACGTTTCATTGATTGGCCTTTGAATGAATTCACTGTAGCACCAGCAAAACTTTTAACATCCGCTATGAAGTTACCTATCATTTCTTGCTGCTCAGGCGTTCCAATCTTGCTTAAACCTTTAAGCTGCATGTCTTGATAAAAAGGAAAGTCTTTACGCAACGCCATAAATTTAGGGTCGTTAATGTCATCAATGATTCTATCAAGGTTAGCACCCGTGATACTTAACTGCATTTGTTGCTGGCCAATATCATTGATGGCTTCTGCTCTGTGCTTTCCAAGCTCTTCGCCTTCTTTAACTGTTCCTTTGAATGTGCCTGTGTTTTCTTCCCATGTACGGGGTTTTTCAGGTCTTTGGCCTTGGGTTAACTCAAGTTCCATAGCATGGTCACCCGGTTCATTAACCTGTTCTTCTTCGGCATAAACAGGCTCACCTTTTTTGTTATACCATTGTTGACCTTCAAGCGTAACGCCATCTTTAGGGCGTGGGCTAGGCGTGGCATTCATTGCTGGATTACCTTGTGGCATTCCGCCTTGTGGCATTCCCATAGGTTGCTGTTGTGGCATTTGTGGCATTGATTGAGCCGCATTAGAGAATGGATTCCCTCCTTGCGCCTGTCCTTGGCCTTGTCCTTTACCAATAAGACCCATAAGAGCATTCTTTATCATTCCTGAAAAGTTATTAGTAGAAGGCTGTCCAACCCCTGTATGTTGAGGAGGTTGTTGTTGGGGCATTTGTCCTAAAGCATTTCCGCCTTGGGTAGCAGTTACGCCCGCATTAGTGACCATTCCTAATAGAGCTTTCTTTTCTGCATCAGGAAGATTCGCCAATACCCCATCATTTTGTAATAGTTTGGCAACGTATTGAGGCCCCATAAGATTGGCATAGGCTAGTTTACTTGCAGCTTCGGCAGCTAGAGTGCTAGGCGCATAATCAGCTTTCACTTTATTATACCGTGTACTTTGATAATTGTTGTTTAATGCATTAATACCGCCCAATGCAGTAACTAAACCACCACCGGGGCCAACATCAGGAACAACTCTTGGTAATGGAAGTGCCATTTTATATCCTTATAAAAAGCTGCCGAGCATGCCTATTCCACCGCCTATGGTGTTCCAGAAGTCGTTTTTCTTTCCTGCTTCTTTCCCATAGGCTGCTTCGCCCATTTTGCCGCCCATATTATTGTACATATCGGTCAATGCGTTAGCTGAATTTTGACCACCATTTTTCAAATCCTTTTGACCTTCGCCATATTGGGTATTAATGCCAAGTACATTTTGCAACCATTGGTTCATATCTCCTGATGCAATTTGTCCGGCATTTTGTTGCTGTTGTAGCATAAGCGCACTGCTTCCCATCATGCCACTAGCCGATGCTGCATTGTTTCCGGCATTCATAGCTTGCTGTTGTAATCCATGCGCATAATCACTTTCTTTGTAATTGCCCATTAAATCATTAATAAACTTGGTAGGGTCTTTTTGCTTATCTAACCAGTCTTGATAATTTCCAAGTCCTTGTTTACCAGCATCTAGGTAAGGTTGTTGTACTCCTTGACCCATATTCATGTATTTATTGTATTGCTCCGTAGCCTTGTCATAGGGTTTGCCGGAGTCGCCAAACATGCCACCCAAAAACCCTCCAAGGCCACTGCCAAACATTCCGCTGTCGAAAGCCATAGTCACATTCCTTGTGATACGTTAATTCATTTTAAACAATAGTTGTCCATTGTCCTACACCTGCCACTACTTGCCATATTTGTAATGCTGCTGTTCGTGGCAATGTGGGTGAATTGGAATCACTCACATAAATCATTTGCCCTTCTACGGGCGTTTGTATTAATGCTTTTTGCGCTTTTGTCAGTCTTGGAACGAAGAAGCCGCCCGATGACATGTATTCGCGTAAGGACTCGACAAATGTCGCCATAAAGTCGCCCCAAACGTTACTTAAATAAACCTGATCCCTTACTAAAGGGTCATAGGTTGGGAAAAAGTCAAAGTCACGAGCCATTTATTTACTCCGGTAAAATCTCGAAATTCCAAGAGGCACCCAAGATAATGAATGGGATCTCGCTAAAGAATTCGACTCTAGGAACAAAGCCTTGTCCTCTAGGGGTTGTTCCAATCTTACGCCAGACGGTTCTATGGGTTCGCTCACCTGTCTTGCCCATTGTCGCGTGCAGATTATTACCATAGCTTTGACCTCCATCTTTTGATACAGACAAATAAACGGTTGGTTGAGCATTTGGCGCATAAGGAATCGTTAAAATATTATCCAGACCGTGATCGGGCGTAAACCCTAAAACACCCGTGGACAATGCGCCCTGTAATAAATCAAGTTGCCATCGGTCAATGCGTAATCGCTTATAACCCTCTGGACTCATTTGACGGCCTATTCTCATGCGTCTGATTCGTTCACCGTTATTAGTCGTTACCTGATCGCTTACGATGTAAAATAAAGCCTTCTCATAATCTCCATAGAAATTAACGCCAGCAAAATAAGCGTGAGTTTGGGCGGGGTGCCTATCGCCATTGATGACCTCCTCTTCATGCCATTTGGGCGAATCAGACGTACTCATGGACACATTTAATACAAACGTGTGATTCGCCGCTGTAAAATTCAGTCGATAAAATATCAATCCATTTTCTTTAATTAATATCCCTCTGGCATCTGAAACACCGGGGCCAGCAGCATATTGCGCTAATTGATAATCCAAGGCTCTGTTGCTTACTGGTAGTGACTCAGTACCTTTAACTTCCATCACTCCGGCTAATCCATCACGGTCTTGAGCCAAGAAAAACATCCGGTCAAATCCAACCGCAACGCTTCCTATGGCTGGTGTACCAACTTCCATAAGCAAAGAATTATTGCGTCTAAAGGGTAAATTCGTACCAAGACCTGCATTTTCCCAAACTTCGCAGTAGTACTGAGAAAATAAAAATATGCGCCTGTGCAGTGTTCTACAGGCCACAATGGTTCCCGGATGGGATGTAATACTTCCAAACTGCAATTGTCCTGATACAGTAATTGTATTGGTCGGCGCGCCATTGGTTGTAATGTCAATAAAGGTTCCAGCAATCGCATTGGCGTAACTTGTAGCTAATTTAATAGTTCCGGGATTTGTTGTTGGAGTGCCAACCATGATTACATAATAAGTGGTGGTCGTATTTAACGGTGCTGGCAACGTGCCAGTAGTCGTAAATGTCACAGGTACGCCCGTTTGAAAGTTGGCATTACTTGTGCTTAAGGTAAGAATGTCAGTCGTAGAGTCAGCCGTAAATGTTGCTGTTCCCCCACTCCAGACCATACCTTGGTTAATTAAGGATATATAAAAGTTGTTAGTGCCACCAGCGGCAACCAAAAAGAATCCATCCAAGTAAGTGACATCAATTGGATTTGCTGGAAACCCCGCATCAGTAATTTGTACAAAAGTAGTCGCATTGATATCCCATATATACCCTTCTACACCGTCAACAAAGATAACTTGGTACTGATTCGCATCAATACCCACATAACCCGCAGCGGTAACAAGTGTTCCCAGAAGAGTTTTTGTTAATGAACCCACCGTTCCTGTAATTAAAAATACAGAGGCCCCAAAAACTTGATAAATTGCATTATTAAATACAAAAGTAGCCCTAGAACCCCCCGTTTCCGGGGTAAAGTTTAGGGTAGAATCAACCAATCCAGACGTTGAAATCATGGCTTTTGGACGCTTACCATTGGCATCAAGGTATTCAAATACGTTAACGCTACGTTCCGCATTGATTGTACTGATGCGCTGGTTATCGTAACTGCCTACAAAGTCATAATCTTTGCAATCACTCGCCATAATTAGTACGCCAAAATATTTTGCCAGTAGAACGGCTCCGGTCTGCTCAATGTTGCAGATGGGCGTATCGTGACATCAGTTTCGTTTACGTTCTTAATTGACTCGTAATAATCGTTATATTCGTTTTCCGCAGTCTCAGGCCAGTTACCAGATGGGTAATAAGACAACCATTTTCTACCT